CACCAACGTATTCATCTATGATACCATCAGCTATTGCTTCATTTACAACTACTTCAAAACCTTCATTAGTAATTTTTGTCCCATCTAAATATTGATAACCACCACCCTCTGCCACGGTAATCATTTTGCTATCGTCACCAGTTTTTAACAGGTGGTCTTTACCAATCTCGTTAAGTATTGCTGCACCATTAACAGGTAGGTCTGTTGTGAATGCGTCACCAGTTACAGTATTTCCACTTAAATCAACATAAGACCCAGTTTGTGCTAAGTCTAAGCTCATGTTGTAATCAGCAGCGTTTGGATCAGTAGACCCATAAAAATTCGTGTCTGCATTTATAGTCGTTGGATCTTGTCCGTCATACGGAACGAACAAGGTTCCATCAGCGTTTGTAGACATTGTTGCAGGACTATTGGGATCTAAACCACCGACAACTGTGTATCCACTTTCACCATAATAACCAGAAGTACCATCGATATTTGGACCAGCATACAACCCACCACCTGTGGATTGCAAAATAGGAGTGTTACCAAGAACATCTGGCTCATCTGGCGTTTGCTTACCACCAAGACTTAATACACCAGCCTCTGCCATAGAGTCTGCATATTCCTGATATACACTTCCACCAGAAGCATTAATAGCAATATTCGCTGCATCAGCTGCAGCTTGTGTAGCATGAGCAACGCCATTTATGTCGTAAAAGACATCAGGAACTGTTGTCGTGGTTGTTGTTGCAGTTGTGGTATTCCCACCAGTTGCATCATAATTAAGATTATATTTGTCCTCGTTAAAAGTCTGCGTATCAGCAGTACCAAGAGTTGCGACTTCCACCACAGTATCAACAGCTGCCTGTCCAACGTCACTTACAAAATTACCAACAGCAGTAACACCAGTAGATATAGCGTTTGATATACTAGATCCAATTGATTCAAAAAAACCTTTATCATCATTATCATCTTTATTATTGTCAGAAGCATCTGGAGTTGATTTATTACCACCCCAACTAAAACCAAATAAATAAGCAGGGACACCATCAGGACCAACAACAGGAGGAATATTCCCTCTATAGTCTTGAATAAGACTTTCCTCTTCAGGATTGATATACGCCAACATATGTGGCTGACCACCAATAGTTGTTTGCCTTGGAATAGAATCTAAAGCTCCATATTTCATGCTGTGGCTACTCCTTCTTGACTTGGCATCTGATTAGGCTGTGGCATTGCAGCCATGACATTGCCCAACGCACCAAGTTTTCCCTGCTTCATTTGCATTATTCTCTGCATTAAATATTGATTTGCGTCAAATGGTGCTTGACCCTCTTGTTGGTTTTCTTGTGGCAAACCGCCAAAGGCAGATGGATTAATAGGTCTTATAGATGCTAAAAGCTCATCCATCTTTCATTGCTTCCATTTGTATTTTGGCTTGATTCTTCTCTCGCTCCAACTGCAACTCAGCCTCTAGCTTTAATACTTTAGCCTGTAAATCTGCTTGAGCTTTCGCTGCATCGATCTCCATGTCCTGTCGTGCTTCAGCCTGTTTGATCTCAATGGAAGACTTCGCCTTGGCTTGGTCTGCCTGTATCTGTGACTGAGTTCTTAGCTTCAGAGCCTCTGCCTCTAACTGGGCTAGTTGCTGTGCATATTGCAGTGGGTTAGCCTGTTGTCCCTGCTGACCTTGAGCTTGTATCGCTGCAATCTCTTTCATCTGTGGAGCTTCCTGAACAACTTGAGCAGCACGTTGACTAATCAGGCGATCAAGCTCTGGATTGATATCCTCAACCTTGTAATCCTTATTGCCAAAGTCTGGAACTGGTGGAAGTGGCACACCGACACTTGCCTCCATTCTTGCCCTATACAGCAACGCAACGTGCTCTGCTATGTGGGCAATCAATATCGGTTGCATGGCTGCAGCACCTGCATTACCTGCCAGTGACGGATCTTTTATAAACTGCATATGGACAGCAATGTGAGCCTCGTGCTCCTGCTCGATAAAGGCTCGAATTGGCTTGCCATACATGATTGCCATGTTCTCATCGATTGGGTCCATCCTTGGAGCATCTTCTGGCTTCTTCAGGATCTCATCAATATTCGGTATTCTAATCGCCTCATACATACGTTTGTAGGCTGCGTACATATCATGCATTTCAGGAGCTGACTGAGCCATCTGCAAGATAGCTTGAGCCTGTGCAATGCGTTGGGCAGAACTAAAGATGTTGGGGTCACTGACTGGGAGGATATCAATGCGATCATTGAAGTCAGCTGCCATTATTTCAGAGCTACTGCCTATCAACGAAAACGTAAACTGTTCAGGCAAGTTCTCAGCATTAAGACCAGCTATCAGCTTGAACTCTTGTCCCTGTGCATAATGCAACCGCTTGTGAATCGCTGAGAAGGCTTTTGAACCCTGCTCAATAAGTGCGACTGTGGAGCCAACAGGTGCATTTGGATTTACGTCCCCAACATTCAAATCAGCAGTGCTGGCAAATCTCTGTCCTGCATCTACAATAAATCCAAGCAGATTAAACAATGCACCACTTGGTTCCTTAAACGGAAGTGGCATAATCGCCTTATTAACATCATCAACAGTGGCATCGAGATCAACGAACTCGCCTGGATTTACCTGAACCTCACCACCTGAAACTCGACCTCGTAACTTAAAGCCACCCTGCATATTGCTGAATGCAGCGGAATCTAAGAGAGCTCGTAACGATCCAGTTGCTGCCTTACCCAGTCCACCAATAAGATGATATAAGCCAAAGCCATAAAAGCCCAAACCAGGCAAGAACTTGTAAGAGACAAACCAATCCCTCCGTTTCTTCATATCGTCTTCTTCACGCCAGTTTCTGCGTATGCTGACAATACTTTCATTATCGTAATCGACAGTGACAACGTATGGAATGCCGACAGCATTATCATCGTCATCGTCAATTTCATCCTCGAAGTTGTGATAAACGTGCATCTCAAGCAGTGTCATTACCTGATCTTGAGAATCATCACCGTATTGATCTACACCCTCGATCTCACCAATCGTGTCACCAGACGGATCAATGTCACCACCCTTATCGTCAGTTGGCAGATAGTAACCTGACTGGACATATCGATTGTAGTCGTTCTTTGGAATGCGGATAACGTGAGTATATCGAGGCGAGGTGTAGAGGTCTTTGCTCTCTGGAGCCACGACAAAGTCTTCAGCCTTTACAAACTGCGAGCACTGGCGATCCATCGTGCTATCCCACCAGACCTTCTTGAAAGTCTGACCTACCAGTGGCAGGTGAAAGAGCATCTGATCGAGATCAGGGAAATACTCAGGCATTTCCTGCGTGATCTGGTAGTTCATATATTCACGAACTCTGCGAGCCTGTTCCTCAAGCTCTTCATTTGGGTCACCGACAATCACAGTCTTAACTGGGCCACCTGACGGATAAAGTTCTGCAATAGCTCTCGCATTGAACTGGGTTGCAGCTTCTGCGATCATTGGATGTACAACTATAGATAGACCACGAGAGGCACGTTCATCCTCAGATTCTTCCATGCCACCGTCAGGATCTAAAGTCTTGAGCCCCTTCTTGTAGCGATCTTCCCACTCAGATCGAGCCTCACGGTCATTGTTGTAATATGAAATAAGTTCTGATGCTGAGTTGTTGAGCTCTTTGTCAGACATATCTTCCGCAAGGTTTGCGTCAAATGTGCTGTCGATATCCTCAACATTGTCTAGCTCTGGATCTCCTATGAGAACGTCATCTCCAATCTCTTCAACTTGCAATTCATCAGCAGGAGCTGTCTCTGCAAATGGAGCTATGGATTGTTGAATTGAAACTGGTTCTCTAGCCATACAGAGTTATCCTTCTTTTCTCTTCGTAATCGTCTTCATCAAAATCATTTGAGTGAGTAACAAACCACCCTTTTCTTAATCTCAGCCATGCCTGAGTGCAAGTATCCACCAAGTCATCGTGACCTTTTGGAAACTGAGCACAGGTGTCAATCAAAGTTTTAGCCCACTTTTTGTTTTTTGGAAAGAAAATTCTTCCGTCTTCCAAAAGTGCAGAAGATGCGTGAGCTCGTGCTTGCTTGTCTCGATCAGGATTGTAAGCCAGTACAGGCAATCCAGACTGACGTAAATCTTGGAGCAGCGACTGACCTGACGCTCGTTTCTCGATCAGGAT